AGCAGTTCCTACAGATGTTCCCCCCATTATAAATCTATCATCATCTAATTTAGGTAAATATCTTCCTGCCCCATTGAAAATAGTGCTGGATGCATTATTATATGTACTTCCATCACATTCTTGCCAAGAAGAATCTATAGATTGAGCAGATGCATTGAAAGTTCCATTAGTTCCATCTTCAAAATATCCTTGTAGACAAGCTACAATTGTTCCTTCTGGAATACTTTCACTAGCCTTTATTTTTTCGTATTGTGTCATATGAATTATACAAACAATTTAACTTTGCTTTCTTCTATTTTAAGAATAGTGCCTAACAAAAATAAATCTAATATATTATGCTCCTTTGCTTTATCAGATGTAATAAATTCATTGTCTCTTGTATAATATAATTTTTTCTTTATTTCTAATTTAGAAGTATTTTCTATATTTAACCACACCATCCCTTTTAAAGCTACATATTTAGGAGATTTATATTCAGGATTAACCCCTACAATAAATCCCGGATTTTCAGAACATATTCCCAGTATGGCATCAAAGTCTCCACTATAAGCTGTCCCTATAAATTCATCTTCTTCATTAATATCTGATTGAATAATATTCCCAAATTCTATAGTACCATCAGTAGGAATAGTCTCTGCAATGTCATTCCAAACAGCATTATAAACTTTTCCTGAAATAAATTTTCCTTCACTATTAATAGATGGAGGTGTATCACTTGCTGATTTCCAAGTTGTAGTAACTGGATTACCAAAGGATATAGTTGCCCCTGCTGTACCTGAAGGAGCTAAATAAATATGATGTTCTCCGTTTTCTTGAACATATAAACTACCTTCACCGCCTATATTATATTTCCAATCTGATCCATCATAATAAGCATTTTGAGATATTTTAATATTCCCTATTGCCCCAGAAGAAATATCATTAATAATAAAAGAATTTTCTCCTATTTGAACAGAAGAAACATTACTTCCCCAAGAGGGTTTATCAATAGAAGCAACAAGTAAATCATTTTCTATATACGCTACATCATTATCGTCTAAAGAGGAATGGTCTCTATATGTAATTGATGTATCAAAATCAACTAGAGTAAGTCCTGAAAAATTACATAATCCAAGTTTTATTTCATCTGTAACGGCTGTGTCTGCTGTCCCCCTTATTCCATAGTTAGCATAATTTTCTACAGCATTTGACCAAGTTAATACTATATACAATACAGGATTAAGATAATTAACAGTAGCTTCAAAAGTTGCACTTGTTTCAATTCTGACTAATTGATTAGTTCCACAAGGGAAATATCCAACGAAAGCAGCAACCTGAACAGTATTATCATCTATTCTTGTTAATGCACCACCGGATACTATTCCAGCTTTTATTCCTCCCCGAAGCAAAGGATTAAAATCTTCTGCTTTTGTAGGGTTTTTATAATCAAAAGTTAATGTTTGACTACCGTAATTTGATGTTCCCATATCTTCCTCTTAAATTATTTATTAGTAACTTTTTAATTTTCTATGAAATTAAAACTAATATTACTATAAATTTCTCCACTTAATAATCGAACCATTGGAAAAGTGGAATAACCAAAACATCCTGAATCAGTATCAAAAAATGCAATTTCAGAAATATCAGGCATCATTCCCTTTTCACTTAATAATTTTCTATATGACCAAGTAGCTGTATCTGTATTGTAATCTTCATCATCATCAAAAGTTTCAATTAATATTGATTGTAACGCAACCCCAGTACATAAATCTACTCCTACATTCAAACTTCCACTTCCTAAAGCAATATACCCTAAATCTTTAAATTTATCTTCATATATTATTGTATCTTGTGTAGCTGTTTCATCTTCATCATAATTTGTGTAAGAAGTTGTTTGAACTACTCCTGATACAGAATTATAATTAATTTCTAATACTGGTTCAAAATAAATATATTCAGCAACTCTTTTAATCTGGTTTGTATCATTTTTTAAAGCTCTCATAGAATTGGAACTTAAAAATTCATCTTCATTTTCTATAAGTTTAAAATAATATTGAAATAAAATATTTCTAGTAAATGCTTCTTTTATTGTGTCTTGATCTAGGTATTTAATTATATTATCAGTATCTAAATATCCATCAATAAACCCAGATGAAATAGGGTAGGCATAAAAAGGAGTAGAAACACCTCCAAGATCATAATAAAATAAAACATTATCATCCCCTGAATCCAGTATATCAATAACAGAGTCATTTTCATCATAATTCCAAAAATAATCAATGATAGATAATCCACTATTTAATGTACTTTCGTATAAGGGAAATACATCCCCCCATAAATTAAAAATATATAATTCATTGGTATAAGCATGTCTTGAAGTTTTTGTTAATAGTCTGGGAACTATTGTAAGCACCTCTCGTTTTAAATATTCATCGTGATCTGTCCAACCACTAAAATTTGATACTGACCATCCAAACCTGTCTGCAAGATTTGTAACGTGAGTAATTGTCATTTCAGGAAGAATAAATTGATCCAATATAATGTCTATTTTATCTGTTTTTAATTCAGATACTATAGACTGGTAAGCTTCAATGTATTCTCCCCATCTCCCATTTTTAATATTGCTTGGGAGGAAGTTTTTGAAATCTATGTCAATAGACATTTATTGTCTCCATTTTATTCATATGATAAATCAACATCAATATAGTAAGAATCAATATCTGTAATGAATTGTGCATTGGGTAATCTGACATGTTCTAATTGAACCCCACTTCCATCTTCTGTTTTATAAGCGATTGAAATTACATATCCAAGATCATCATCTGTTGTAGGATCACTGACTCCATATGTGGATGGATTATCTACTATAGTATCAATTCTATAAGCAAAAGTATTTGCTGTATAAGAAATACTTTCTAAACTTATACTATATATTCCTGTTCCTAAATCTCCTACAAGGCCTACTATAGTTCCTGATTGATCTTCTGCTATTTTATAGGGTGTTGTTGCCCAAGCTCCTCCAATTTTTCTATGAATCCAAATTTGAAATGTATCTGTTTGTAAATAAATTTGATCTGTCGCATCAGTCTCTTCTGTACTTGTTCTACTAACTGCAATCGTTTCTAATGAAACTAAAGCAGATAAACTTTTTTCAAGATGATATACATTTGAATCGTGTCTGATAACATAATTAATATTATCAATATAACTTATATAATTAGATTCATAAACATTTTCTTGAAATTTAACATTCAGGATTCCATATTCATCATCCAAATCAGATTTTATTAATTCTGTTTGAGTAGTAAAAGGTTGATTACTTATTACTGCATCAATATTAAATAGAAGATAAATTATTTCAGGATCATTCCATTCAATTACTTCTGTAACTGCTTTATAATCTTTCATATAAATTACAATAGTTGCTTTTTCAGCAGATGATAATGTTCCCCCATCAGTGGAAATGGCAGTCACATATACTTTATTTATATGTTCATCCCCAGTTAATCCTAAGTCAGTTGAATTAGCAACTTTAGCTCTTGATATAAGAGCGTGATTTTCTAGAATTGCTACCCAATCTTCAGATGTTCCTGCCCTATAGCCTGAAACAAATAACCTATTACCATAATTGCGGATATGTTCTATATCTTCTATATCATCACTCTTTGTAATAGCGGCAGTATTTGTAGCATAAAGAGTAACTTCATCTCCATCTCCATCTACTATAGTATCTTGAACTGTAGTAATAATTCCTGTTTGGGTAATGTCTCCTTCACTCCCTAGTGTTTCACCGTAAGTAATTTTAATGTTTTCACCGGATATTAATCTTCTTCCATATACTCCATCACCAAATTTTATTTCGACTTGTTCAAAAGTATAAGATGATTTTATTTCAACATAATAGTTTGTTACATCTTCAAGAAAATATAATTTTTCTACATTGTCATCTTTACCACAAATATAAACATCATATAAAGTATTTCCCAACCCATCTACAATTTCAACGTCTATATATTCATTGTCAACTTTATCAGAAATTAAATAAATAGTTTCGTTTCTGTCTCCATCTGAGGTATAGGTATATTCTTTTACTTCCCCTTCTGCTACAGGAATAGATAATGTTCCAGAATATCCGGTAGGGTAAGTGGCTTCTTCTGTAGAATATACAAAAATCTCTTCATCATCATCTGTAAATACTGTCCATTTTGGGATAGTAACTGTTGTCCCTGAATAAGTAGATAATGCACCAAAACTTGAATCTGATGATATTTCAACTTCTCCTGTTGCTCCAATTGCACGGTGGGGAGTGTAGGCAATAAATTCTGATTGGGTGTGTAAGGATTTTAGTTTAGTAGCTGTTAACCAATTTGATTCTCTATAATATACTTCTGCTAAGTATGCTAATTTTTCAGTAATATAAGCTACTACATCATTAAGTCTCGAATAGACTCCATAATATAAAACTTTCATCCAGTTGCTTAGTAATGAAAGCCTACTTTCAAATTCTGCTTGTATAGAATCTTTATCAAAATTCATAATTTCCTCTGTTACGTGTTTATATAGGATAAAATAGATTCAAAATATGAATCAGTAGCAGCATCCAGAGCTATTAATAAATACCATCCCCATTGCCAAAATCCTTTATCTGCATTATATTTTAATATTTTTCCTGACATATCAGGTTTTTTAAGAATTACCCAATCCCTAAGATTTTTTTCAGTATATGATATATCTTCATATTCAAAAGATTGTTGCTGTGATAAATCTTTTGTGTATATTTCAACTATTCGTTTTTCTTGATTAACAGGATTAATATATTCAATGTATATTTCCCATAATCTGTTTTGATAATCAGGAACAATATCAATTCTTTGGGGACTTACTGCTGGACTAAATCCAGTATTTAATGCGTTCCTAATTTGAAATTTTACAGTATCTACAGTACTTTGAGTCATCGGTTTAAATAATATAGATTCCAATATTCCACCATCGTCAGGATTCCATAGAAAATCTCCTCTTTTCGATGTTAACCATAATGTCAGGGCATTTTTAACTGCATCTTCATTATAATGAATAATAGGAGAACCATCTCTATTACTCCCACCATAAATATCTAAATCTTCTATTGCGGTTGGGGAAGAACCCATTATTTTATAACCTCATAATTTTTTTAAAAAGTATTATTTATTAGTAAAAATTAGATTACTGTGCTTCAGTTGTGGTTTGTCCTGCATCTGAGATTTCTACATTTCCTGCAATTGGGGTATTTGGGATATTAGTGGGAAAGGAAATAAAAGTTCCAAAGGCGTTCATTGTTCCAAAATCATCTATTCTAATAACTAAACTATTTTCAACTTCAACTTTTGAAGATGATGCTGTTATAGTTTGAGGGGAAGTTGTATCTACCGTTCCAGCAACATAACCAGTAGCATTTCCCCCTGCAAAAGTGTATTGTAAGGGGGTTTTATAGGCTCCATTATTTTCTCCTTCCACCTTTACAGAGGGGGTAGAGGTAACAGTAAAAGCTCCACCAGATATAAGTGACCCTGCCTTATGTGATAATATACAGGTATTTACCGCTATTCTTTTTAAAGCCATAAGTTATTTTTTTATAGTAAGATTTCCATTTATATCTACTTTAGTAGAATCAGTTGTTATTTTATTTGAATTTTTATCTTCAATTTCCATTCCAGTAGAAGTTGTTGTTATTTTATTTTTATTTTTATCTTCAAATGCTATTCCGGTAGAGTCAGTTGTTATTTTATTTTTATTTGTATCTTCAAATTCTACCCCAGAATCAGATGTATCTATTTTATTACCGTGTCCGTCTTTTATTGAGTATGATCCATCATTTTTAATATAGAAAAAACCATCACTTGCAGGATGATAAATTGCAATTTCTTTATTTGCAGAGTCAGATGAAACAGCAATACTTATATCATTTTTAAAATGTATAAATTTTACATCAGGATAACTACTACTAAACCCAGTTATTTTTGATTTTATATCAGTATCAAATTTTTCGTGTGGGCTTACATCTTTAATGTTCAAGTCATAACAATAAAAAGGATGTCTCCAATTTTCTTCATCTTCAAAAAATATCCAGATATAAGAATCTTTTTCAGGAATAAAAGAAATTCCGTGATCACTTGATCCTCCAGAACTGGAACGTGCAGGTTTAGCCCAAGGTAAGTCTGAATTGTTAAATCCCCAATGTAGGTGATCTACTTTTATTTGAACCTTTCCTTTTTTATTTGTGTCATCATTATCAATAACTTTTGCAACATACATTTTCATAGTTGTTTATTATTCCTTAAAAATGTTTTTAATTCACCTAATTTTGGTATTTTTATTTCAGTACCTATTGGAATTTCCCATATATCAAGAATATTATTAAGTGCCAGAATAAAATATTCCCATTGAATTGTACCAAAATATGCAAGACTAATTAAATAAGGTTTTAAAATTTCATGTTTAGATAAAGCGTGTTTATAAAATCCTTCATCCCACGAAAATTTTCCCCAATCCACAGAGGTAGAATCATATACATCTATGTCATAATCGTTTTCATTATAAGTTTCTATTGTAGACATTAATTTGTATCTTAGCGACATTATATTTTATCTCTTTTTATTTTTATTAAATTATGATCTATCTTTTACTCTATCTTTTGCCTTAAAGCCTTTTAAACTATCTTCTACTGCTTGGAAATCATTACTGTTTGCAGGGTATGTTCCCATAAAGGATACATCAAGAGAACACCATAAAGGATATTTAGATTTAGTAAGTTGTTTAGAATAGGTAGGGATTGCTTTTTTAATCATTCCTAATCCCAAATAAACTATCCCGGGAATTTCTACTCCTACAAATTTACCATATTTTTTAACTGTTGAATAACTTGGAGTCTCTTTTTTCTTGCTTTTATCTTTTATTGTATCTAAATCCCCATAAGTAATTCCGGGAGTGTAAAATTTACCACCTTTTCCGGCTGTTAAAATAGTTTCTTCTATTAATCTTCTTGTTGGAACCCATACATCTTTATAAGGATCAGTCTTGGTATAAAAAAGTAATTTTGCAGTAAATGTAATAGGTTTAGTAAATTTCCATCGTTCAACATCTCTCATATTTAAATAATTCAATGATCCTGCACTTTTTCCGTGACTACCTGCATTACCTTGCCCCTGTAATCTATCAAAAGCATCTAAAAGGCTTCCAATAAAAGGAATACCTTCAGTTAATTTTTCAAATTCACTTTCATATTCTATAGTAACATCTTCTAACAGAGGAACTTCTATTACTTTATTTTTACCTTCATTTAATGTTTCATTTAAAGGTGTTATTCTTATTACATTTGCCATAATTATTTATTACCTTTCATCCATACTTTTGACATATCTAGCTGTTCCTCCTTTTGGAATTTTAGGTATAAGTTTTTCAAGAGAGTTTAATACACTTTTACGATGTGTCATTAAATCTTCATCAATCTCGATTACTTTATCTCCTACTTTGAGAACTATCCCCTCTTGTTTAGCTATTCTTACAAGTTTTTGTGCTTGTATTGCTTTTGCTTGGTATCCCCCCACATCTAAAAGAAATTTAGTGGGGGACTGTGCGAAAGCTGCAATCATATCTCCCAAGCTACCCATTGCATCCCGAATCCAATTTAATCCTTTACTTACTAAACTTTTTCCTGCTTGTATAATATCAGAGAATACAGTCCCCACTCCATCCATATTAGGAAATAAATTATCAAGTGCAGAACTTAATGCTTCTTTAATAGCTCCTCCTATACCTGAAAAAAGTTTACCAATACTTGACCATAACATACTGGGGATACTTGTAAATGACTTCCATAATCCTAATATCCAATTTTTAAATCTTGTTCCTTGAGATGCTATCCAATCAAAAGCTTTTTTACCTAATTTTATAATACTTTTCCAGATTAATTTTGGTAAAGTTTTAACACCCTTTTTTCTTATAAATTGAACTAATTCAATTATTTTTTCTACCCCTTTTACAAGTGGCCCAAATAAAACAGTAAACACCCCTTCAAATTCTTTAAAAAATTCAAATATTTCTTTTCTGTATACATAGAGTAAAGCTGCTGCTGCTGTTACGGCAGCTATAATTAAAAAGATAGGGTTAAATGCCATTTGAATTACAAAATTTAATATTGCTCCTGCTTTTTTCCAAGCCCATTTCATTATCTCAAATTGTTTTTCCCATAACCATTGTGCTAACTCTGTTGTTTTTTTCCAAGCCCGTTTCATTATCTCGAATTTTTTTTCCCATAACCATTGTGCTAACTCTGTTGTTTTTTTCCACGCTGTTTTTGCTACCCACACTGCCTTTTCTTTAGCCCATTCTTTTGCCATCCACATTCTTTTCCATACTGCTTCTCGTATTAACAATGCCTTTTCTGCCATAAAATTAGCTACTTTTTGTTTAATAAATCCGGACATACCTAAAGTTACAAAATTTAATGCTCCCCCCAATACACCAAAAGCAGTAATTAATCCCGGTAAGATTGCACCAACTACAGCCAATGCTGCCCAACCTGCAATAAAATGGGGTATATATTTTGCTAACCCTTTAAAAAAATCTTGAACTGAGGGGCTTGCAAAAAACCTTGTTAGATGCCCCATTACAGGTTTTACCCAACCTTCTGCTTTGTCCCAAAAAGAAAAAAACATTTTTGCTAATGCGGGAAAAAGATTATCTATTATTTGTATAAAAGCGTTGGGGAGAGTTTCAGTAATAATTGTAATTAAACTCTTTACAATTTTAGGTAATGCTCTAGTTAATACAGGTATTAACCTTGTAGCTATCATTAAAAATATATCTATTAACATATCTAATAATCCGGGAAATAAAGCCATTACTAGAAGGAATTTTATAAATTTTATAAATCCAGCAGTAGCGTTAAAGACTAATTTTTTTAAGGATTTCCACATGAATTTAAAAAACTTATTTTGTACTAACCATTTATGCTGAACTTGGTTTAATTTATTTCTTATTTTTAAGTGTTTTACTTGTTTTTCACTAAATCCGTTATTTAATAATTTTTCAATATGTTTATCTCTTGTAGATTTTTCTTTTTCAAAGTTTAGAAATTCTTTTCTTTTTTCTACTTCTTTTTGTTGTGTAGTAGTTAAAGATTCAGAAATATTGGATAAAACTTCAAGCATATCATCATTAGCTTGTCTAATCGTAGGTATTATTAAATCTGCTCCTATTGCCATTATACTATTCCTATATCCCCCATTATAAATTACTATTTATTAGTAAAATCTAGGGAGTGCTATTTTATACCTTTAGTTGCATCAGATATAACATTTCCCAATGATTCATAATATTTTTCCACAGCAATTATTGTTTTTTTAGCGATTCCATAAGGAATTTTTAATAATACATCGTATTGTTGGTTACACTTAAACGCCAAAATGAACATTAACTCTTGGATGTTCTCTGTGCTTTCGTTCGGTATCAATGTCCAGAGGTAGGAACTCCAAAGGAGTAAATCCTTGTTGAAGTAACCTCCCTTCGGTTTTACCACAGAGATTACAAGTTAACTCTCTTTCATCGTAAACTCCGAATTGAATATCTTTTAAAAAGCTGTTTAAATCAAATTGATCACCACGTTTTAGCTGTTTATATCGTGCTAATTTATCTTCAAAGGTAGGTAAATCTTCATCATTATATCTTAATAAAGTTAATGCTTGTGCTAAAAGGGAAGTTTCCTTTAATTGTTTCATTTGTAGTGTTTCAACTTCTTCTTGTTGTTGGGATTTCCATTGTGCAAGGGGTACACCTACAGGAATGGTTTTCATATTGACTGCTTGAATTTGACTTTTATAGTTTATTGAAATATAATGTTCTGCTTCAATTAAATCACCTACTCTCATAAGTCTAAATGAATATTTATTTCCATCTACAGGAGAGATATAATGAAAAGGCTCTCTTATGTAAATACTTTCTATTTCTTTGTCTATTGTCCACGAATTAATATCATCCAAAGGATCGTGTTTATATCTTTTTAATAGATAATCTTTAAATTCTTCAGGAGATAGTTGTTCAAAATGTTCTCTATACATTTGTTTAGCATTATTATCTGATTCTTGTATTGGCCTATATTTTAAAGTATTGAGATCAATAGTAGACTCACTTAGTTTTTTTTGTTTTTCTTCTACTAAATCTTGACAATCACACATCCATCTATGAATATGTTGGGGTGTATTAAATTGTTGTTTAATAGCAACTAGTGTTTCAAGAAAATCTTCTAAAGTCATTTCTCCTGTAGAAAAATCTTCATCAGAATCATTATTTGTAGATTTTATGTCATCCAATATGGCTACAATTGTTTCTAATAATTTTTCTGGTTTAATAATAGTTAAATCATTAATGTGAGATACATTAAAATCAGAAAAGTATAAGGTGGAAGGAGTAGTAAATCTTCCATTTGATTCATAATTAACTGCCACTTTCCCTGCTTTATTTGTAAACTTTCTAGTTTCTTTAGGGACTGATTCTTCTATTGGTTTTCTTTGTTCTCTTTTTTGTTTCTTTACTTCTTCTGGATTAATAAGAATATTTTCTTCTGACATATAAAACTCCTTTATATTAAAATTATTTATTAGTAAGTATTAAAATTAGCTTAAAAAATCAGAGATAGGATGTTCTGAATCAATATCCATTCTTGGTTTAATGCAAGTTAATTTTTGATATAATAGTCCTTCATTTCCCCATAATATATCATCTTCTATTATTAACCATTTTCCACTATGACTAGACACATCATCAAACGCACTATCAATTTCAATATTAATTACTTTTCCAGTAGTTAATTCTAAACTAAAGTCTACTATTATATCCATCCTATAGTGAATAACTGCATTTTGGTATAATGAATTAACTTTTCCATTAATAATATGTTGTTCTGAGGATTTTTCCTGTAGTCCAAAATAACGAATTGAATTTTGTTTTTGGAATTTTTTTCTAATTAATAATTTTTCTTGTTTAACCTTTGGGAAATAACTTTCAATTTTAACTGTTTCATTATTATATGAACCATCATTGGTTAATTTATATATTTTTTGTTGATATTTTGAAAATTTATCTGGTATTCCTGTCCCAATTAATTGATAATGCTTAATAGCTGATTTATTAAACCCTGAAGTATCTTTAAATTCAAATACAAAATCCTTAACAGCCTTTTGTGTAAAAAAATCATCAATAGTTTTAAAGTAGAATTCCCCTTTTGTATTTATAAAAGTAAAGAAAGGACTTTTTTTACTTGATGATCCTACTGCTAATTTTTCTAATCTTTTTATATACTTTTTACCTGTTTCATTTATTTGGGGAAAATCATTTTGTCCTATAGTAGTTGTAATAAATTGTTTATCTTTTGGAATTTTAAATATATTAGTTGCTATGTCTTCTACAATCTTAGATATTAATTTATTCTTCCA